TGCCAGCGGTTGCAGGTCCTCCGGGTGAAACGGGTGCGACTGGAGCAACGGGTGCGGTCGGTCCAGCAGGTGAAGGTTTCACACCGGGCGATGCAGCAGGCGACATCAAGTATTGGGACGGAGCCGATTGGGTCAACTTGGGAATAGGAACCGAAGGTCAGGTCTTGGAGGTTGTGTCGGGATTACCAGCATGGGCAGACAAATAAAAAACTATGGCAGTTACTAAAGAAATCGTCCTCGAAGTAGGAATCAAGGACTCCACCGCACAAGGCACGACGAGTGCTAAGCAGCGTCTGCGTGAACTCCAAAAGACGCTCATTGATATGTCCTTGGCCGGGCAAGAAGGCACGAAGGCGTTCAAGCAAATGGAGGCCGAAGCGGGAAAACTCAAAGACCAAATCGGGGACACCTCGCAGCGAATCAAGACCCTTGCAAGCGACACCGTAAGGATTGACACCGTTGTTTCAGCGGTGCAGGGGATAACGGCAGGGTTTCAAATCGCTCAAGGTGCAGCAGCGTTATTCGGGTCCGAGAACGAGGACTTGCAGAAATCGTTACTCAAGGTCCAAGGGGCCATGGCTCTCGCTACTGGAGTGCAGCAGGTCGCCAACCTGCTAAACAAAGACTCCATCCTAATCACCCAAGGCCAAGCAGCAGCGCAGGCCCTCTACGCAACCGCAGTCGGGGCAAGTACCGGGGCCATGAAGGCTTTCCGAATCGCTTTGCTTGCTACGGGTATCGGTGCAGCCATCGCAGCCGTTGGGCTACTTATCGCCAAGTGGGATGAACTCACCGCAGCGGTTCGTAGGTTCCTGAACCTACCCGACCCAGCCATCGCAGCGAAAGCGAGGGAGGACGCTTTGTTGCGTGAAGAAGCAGCGTTGTCCAATTACCGGGATGCATACGAGGCCCACACGGAGGCGCAGATTCAGGCCAACAGGAAGCGTGAAGAAGATGACAGGAAGACCGCAGAGGCTCGCAGGTTAATGATGGAAGAGCAGGCTCGGTCAAGGGCTATCATGGCTGAAACCGAAGTACTGCAAGCCAAGACAACGGCTGACGCTTTGGTGCAGATTACCGCTGACCAGAACGCCAAGCAGGACGCTTTGAACGCCCAAGCGATGCAGACCGAGATGGAGCGTCGCATCAAGTTCAACGAGGACATGAAGGCGAACGAGCAAACCTTGGCCGACTTCAAGCAACAGGTAACCATGGACTCATTGCAAGCGGTTCAAAACATATTGCAGTCCTTTGGCAATCAAAGCAAAGGAATCGCTCTTGCTGCGTTGGCTTTGGAGAAAGGTTCGGCCATTGCCCAAGTAATTATCAACCTTCAAAAAGAGATGGCGGGTAATACGGCTAATGCCGCTTTGAATCCAGCCAATGCAGTTACAGGTGGAGCAGCAGGGGTGGCTCAAGCGAAAACTCTCAACACGCTTTCAAAGATTCGTGCAGGGTTACGCATCGCAGCGATTACCGCTGCTGGTATTCAGGCAGGCAAGGCTATCACAAGCGGGGGCGATGGTGGCAGCGTTCCAGCGGGTGGCGGTGCAGCAGGTGGCGGTGGTGGAGGTGCAGCAGCAGCCCCGTCAATCTTCGCAAACCCGAACGTTACCGACCTGTCTGGATTCGGCCAAGGCCAAGGCCAAGGATCATCACCGATGCGAGCCTATGTGGTTGAACGGGACATCACCCAAAGCACTCGGAGGGTTCGGAGGTTGGAGGAATTTGCAACTTTGGGGGCATAGGACATTTACCTGCATGGAACTACCCATTTATAGGATGACCGTGGACGAGGTGGATGAAGGGGTCCAATTCGTGGCCCTGACCGATATGCCCGCCATCGAACGGCCATTCCAAGCCTTCGCAAAGACACCACAAAAGTTCACCGAAACAGGCGAACGCAGGGTCCTGACTGGCCCTCTCATGCTTGCAGACACGCCCATCTTTCGAAAAGACGAAACCTATGGTGAGTATTACGTCGTATTCGACAAAGCAACCATCCGCAAAATCGTCCAAAAGTACTTCAAGCAAGGCAATCAACATAACGTCAACGCTTACCACAACGCTGAACTGGATGGCGTGTTCATGTTCGAGAGTTACATCACCGACTCCGAGCGTGGTATCATGCCACCCAAAGGCTACGAGGACACACCCGACGGCTCTTGGTTCGGTTCCTTTAAAGTAGAGAACGACGAAGTGTGGGACAACCGCAACCTGTTCCGGGGTTTCTCCGTTGAGGGACTCTTCGGGATGGACAAAACCGAATCCGAACTGGAGGTCGCACTCGCTGGCCTTGCCGATGAATTAACCGCTTTTTTGCAACAATTAACCCCCACCTACAAATCCCACTAACTATGAACCTGAAAAACGCAATCGAATCCCTGCGGACTGAACTCCGCAAATTCAGCACCCAAAAGCAGTCCTTTGCTGACTACAAGTTGACCGACGGCACGGTTGTCCGTGTTGATGGCGACCTCGTTGCCGGGACTGCCGTTTACGTCGTTGCCGAAGATGGTACACTCCCTGCACCCGATGGCGAACACGTCGTTGAGGGCGTTGGTACTATCAAGACCGAAGGAGGCAAAATCGTTGAGGTCATCGCTGCCGAAGTAGCAACCCCAGTCATCGAGCCATTGCCCGTTGCTGCCGAAATCACCCCCGAAGTAGCCGTTGAGGTTACCGAGGAAATCAAAGAAGCCTATCCTGCCATGACCCCCGAAGTTGTGGAGGCTATCGTCGCCAAGCACCTCGGAGCCATCATGGAAGAACTCAAGGCAGCCTATGCCGAGATGGGAAAGATGAAGGAGAAAATGTCTGCATTCGCATCGCAGGTTGAAACCATGGCCGACATCGTCGAGAAGGTTTCCGAACTCCCAACCGAAGCCCCAAAAGCAAGCGGTTCTGCAATCGTTGAGCAACGCAAGGCTCAGGCATCGCAGAACTTCAACGCTCTCGCACAAGCACTACAATCCCTTAAAACTAAAAACTAAACCCCTAAACCCCCGCTAACCATGGCATACAATTTTGGCAATCTAAACGCCTACACCGACCAAGAGCGGTTACCGCTCATCACCAAAGCGGTATTCTCCGCTCGTTCAGCAGCCCTCTTTACCAAGCAAGTTGGTATCAAGTTCGCTGCTGCCCTTAACCTCATGGACACCGATGCCTTGATTCAAGGCGGAGATGTTTGCGGTTACGCAAGTTCAGGTACAACTACATTCAGTCAGCGTAACATCACCGTTGGCCGTATGAAGGTTCAAGAAACCTTGTGCCCTCGTTCCTTGGAACAATACTGGATGCAGACCCAGTTGACCGCTGGCTCTACCTACGATGGTGTTCCTTTCGAGCAGGCTTTCTCCGAGCAGAAGGCTCTCCGTATCGCTGAGGCTTTGGAAAATGCAATTTGGAAGGGCAACACTTATTTCAGCGGTGTCAACCAACTCTTGAACGCTGCTTCGGGTTCTACCATCAGCGGTAACACAGGAGCGGTATCGGCCTCCGTTGGTATCACCACAGGCAACGCAATCGCCATCTTCGACGGCATTTACAACCAAATCCCACAGGCCATCCTGACCAAGAATGACCTCGTAATCTTCTGCGGTTGGGACAACTTCCGTACATTGCTTGGTGCTTTCAAATCAACCGCTAACGTCCTGTATAACCAAGTTGACTTGGCTGGCCTTGCGGATGGCGATATTATGTATCCCGGCACAAACGTCCGTGTCATTGCAGTCCCCGGCTTGACTGGCACGAACCGCATCGTTTCGTCTTACCTCGGTAACTTCTTCTACGGAACCGACTTGTTGAGCGACGAGGAGCAATTCTCGATTTGGTTCAGCAAAGACAACGATGAAGTTCGCTTCCAAGCAGCCTTCAAAGCAGGTGTCCAAATCGCTTACCCCGACTTGGTTGTTGACTTCCGCTTGACCTAATGTGTAGGGGGGAGGGAAACCTCCCCCTGCTTTTTGTTCCTTGAAACTTAAACCCCAAATACACATATGTCCTGCGCACTAACAACTGGTTACACACTCGGCTGCCGTGATTCAGTCGGTGGCATCAAAGCAATTTACGTCCAAAATTGGATTTCTACCGGGTCCTGTAACACTAACCTTTCAGGTGCGGTTACGGGGTTCACCGGGTACAATGCAAGCGGTTTTTTTGAATACGACTTGACCAAGGCGACTTCGTCGATGACGGAAACGCTGAATGCAAGCATGGAGAATGGCACAATCTTCTACTCACCTGAAGTAACCTTCACCATCAACAAAATGCAAGTCGCAGTCCGCAATGAACT